CGGTAAAGGTCTGGAGGGATTCCCGTGATTAATAAAGAGTTTGACAATCTTTTAAAGTCCATATTGGATCGGCACCGTAGACATGGGATAATGACCATAGACTTGTCCAACGACAATGGGATAAAAATATTGAGAGAATATTTAGCAGACGCGCATAGTTTGGGGATGTATCAAGGGGCGAACATCGCTATAGATGCCATTCGGAAATGAGGAATGCAGTATGAAGTACGGTCCACGCAAACCCAGTCTAAACAAACGTATAGCAGCTCGTACCAGCCTCAAGAGGCAGCTTGTCCATCGTGCAGGACTCAAGATGCCACGCGGTTGGGGATGGCTCAGAAACCCACGTAAGGCGGTGTACAACCGTAGCTCGTTTGACTTGTTTAAGCTGATTGGCAAAATATTAAAATAGGAGGGATCGGGCATGAGTAATAATGCACTTGATGACCTGCTAAAATCCATATTGGATCGTCACCACAAACATGGTCTAATGGCATTAGACCTGACAAACGATGACGATATAAGCATATTGAGAGGTCATTTAGGAGCTGCACACAGTTTGGGGATGCAGCGGAGTATCGAAATATTTGAGCGTGTACAAAGCAAATAACAAAAAGCTCTGCCGACCAATTAAGGTTAGCAGAGCTTTTTTTACGTACATTACTTATTAACTGTTGCTGTATTGGTCTTGTTGTCCCACTCCACTGTAGCGCCCCATGCCTCACCGACAGCCCGCAGCGGTACATAGGTTTTACCGTTAATCAGCACGCCATCCTCAATACTCTTACCATTTACGATTACCTTTGCTTTGTCCACCTGTTCATCATCCTCCCCACGCTGCTGCGCGTAGTAATCTTTTAAATACTGTGTCGGCTCCACGACACCCGCCTCCGTTTGCGTCCAGCCAAAAGACGGACTGTACGCCTTGCGTACCTCATAATGCAGGTGCGGCCCGGTTGACTTACCAGTGCTGCCCTGATTGCCAACTACTTGCCCTCTCATGACTTGCTGACCAACTTTAACCGCCACACTGGAAAGGTGAGCATATACGTGCAAGTGGCCTGTATCATCCTTGACAGCCACCACATTTCCCATGTTGCCAAACCCGGAGCCAGTTACGCCCATCTTGGCGTGCAACACCTCTCCAGCAACAAATGCCTTTATCGGTCCGTTAGACGGCGTAATGACCAAATCCACGCCACGATGAAACCTCTTAACCTTGTCCACCGGATGAATGCGGTAGCCGAAGGGCGATGTGAGTCTATATCCTTCAAATGGGTTCATTGTTCACCACCGCCTTTCCGCGCCTGTTTGACAATTTGGTTACCGTACACTGCAAACGCTCCAGCTAGTACGCCCTGAATGATGGCCTGCGGCCCCCAACCAATCATCCAGATAGTCAGCAGCACAGCAACACCCGTGACAATATACACAATGCTCCAGTCCGGCACTCTTGGAGTCTTCTTCAATCCGTATCCAATAACCCAGCAAACCGCCACCACAATAAGTAATTTAGGGTCAATAAGACCATATACCATATTCCAATCCATAGTTAAATTCCTCCTGTTTCTTCTTTTCGGTCAAGTCGTTTGTGAGCCTGTTTCGCTGATTCTTCAACCCGCGTAACCCGTTCGGATAAGGCATCAATCCTTTGCCCCTGCACCCGCTGTTCGAGCCGAATGTCGTCCACGCCGCGCTTGATGTAATCAACATCCGCACGTTGCAAAGCTTCCGCTCCCGCCTCTTGAATGATGTCTTGCCTCATTGATCTGCTGCGCCCGGCCCACCCTAAAATAATCCCACTAATCGCAGCAATTAACGAAAAAATAACTGTAATATCCATCCTTCTCCCCGTCTCTCTGCTCAGGAAAATTATCCTGACCTAAAATAAGCCCCCAACCATTGTGAGGGCATAAAAATAGCGCATCCGATTGGATACGCTGGTTAATTTTTTTGCGGTGTTGCTAGGATCGCTTTTTGTTCTTCCTCACTAATAAATTTTGGTGTGTATGAAATTAGTCGTTGTTCATCGACTTTGTTCATAGTCCACATATTCAACAAAAACCCATACATAAGGCTTCACCTCCTTCCATTAAGCTTTTGTAACGTCCATAAGAGCAAGCAAAGCGGCCTCTGTACTATCCTGGCGCGCCTTGAGGTCGCTCACCTGCTCCGTCAATGGGGCTTGATAATCGGGTTTTGACTCTCCAGTGTCCACATAAGCAAACTCCAGCTTGCCAGTATCCGGATTTACCCAATACGACTTTGCGCGTGTGAAGTCTTCCGTATATTTATCAAACTCCAGCTTGAGCACGTCCACTTGTTCCGGGTCAAACCCTTTGAGCTGTGGGTAAAATCCCATATCCTGTTCTTTCGTCGTTTCTACCGCCCAAGGTGATTCGACTTGGGATGTGATGTAAATAACTTCACCTGTCGTTTTTCTATAGTATACCTTTGGCCCGATTTTACTCATTTCACTTCATCCTCTCTTATTCGAACGCCCACCACTCATAAGCGGCGATTTTCGCAATGGGTGAACCACCAGCGTACGCGTCTATCTTGCTACCAGACAATTTTACGCTAAACCCTTGTATCGGAGGTTCAAGGTACCCAATTCCGATGGAGTTATTCCTCCATCCTATGGCGCCTTTGTTGTCGTTAAATACGTTGGAAGTCATCACGAACGCATCTACCTGATTCGGGTATGATCCGGCGCCGCTGGAAACGTCCGAAAGAACGGCCCTCACAAAAATTCGGCGCACGGTAAAAGGTAAAGCGACAGCTATGGTCATTTCCACAGATTGACCCCAACTCGACGCAGTCACGCTCTGACCGTTAAATGTACCGGACGCAAAGCGTTTTACTGGTAGGTTCGTTATTGCTGCCGCTAACTGATCCCAGGTCATCCCTGAGTTGGCGTTCCCTCCTTTGCCAGTAATGGCGGCAGTAATACCGTTTTTCCCATTACTGGCTTGCGTAAAAGCCTGGTCAGCCCGATCATATGCCGCTTTAACGGCAGACGGTGTAGCTGCCTGATCGGTAGCAGTGCTGTTGGTAGACGTATTAAGCTGTGTAATGCCCCGCGCCTGTGTTGACGCAGAGGGCAAGTCCGATGCCGTATGACTATGTTGCTTTGGAGCTGCGTAATTCTTGTCGGCTAATTCGCTCCAAGTTGTCCAAGCTCCAGCAACTGTCCTTACTCGTTTAAAAATACCACCTGTATCGTCTACGTACAGGTGGACAGCCGCAAGCCCTTCTGTCACATCTGATTTTGCAACAAATAGGCCGCCCTTAGGATATGCTCCCGGTGGACTATGATCCGTGGCAGGCGTAAAAGTAGACCTATCAACCCGCCACACACCTGGAGCCAGCAAAAAATCAAAATCATCCATAAAAACCTTGCCTTTGTCAGCCATAGAAGCAGTATACAGATCCGAAAGAGCTTTGCTATTCGGAACGGTTGTGGAACGGTTGTCCTTGTAATTTTCGCTGAGTCTGACAATACCTTTTACTGTAGTGGTGGCATCCGGAACTTTTACATCAGCTATCTTAGTGTCGGTGTAGTCCTTGGCATTTTTCAACGCATCAGCTACGTCCTGCGGAGTGGCGTATATAATCGTATCATCCACGACAACAGTTACCCGCGATTCATTACTGACCGTCAATTCAAAGTTAAAGAGCTTTTTTAGGACGGCGGAAGTATTTTGAGCATCAATGTACTCGGCTCCCTCACCCGCATTAGCGTACGCGTAAAGGATCTCGCCCAAGTCTGGATCAGTCGCCCATAGTCCAACCTCGCGGAAGAAAAACCCGTTGGAAATACCTTGGTTGCTGAAATCGAATCCAGGCACGACCACATTTTCAGACTGTATTTTCAAACGACTGACTGGGAAGGATATTTTCTCATTGATGAGGGCCTTTAATGCAATCGGCATTTGCCCAGCTAACTTCCCGTCCCCCGCTGAAAATTTTGTATATGTTATTTTGGTCTGTCCAGCTTCTGCCTTTGCCAGCAGATTTCGACCACGATTAGTAATCTGGATTCCGTCGAAAGCCAATTTAATTCACCTGCCTTAAATTGATGAAGTCCACTTGCTGTGTACCTACACCATAGTAATGTGTGCCCTTTGCCGAATCCAAGACAACAACGCGGCGCAGGTGGGCGCTTTTCCGCTTAACAGACTCGACAACCTCCAAAAACTGCTGCGCCTGTTCTTCGGTAGCCTTCGGGTTGGAGACAACAACCTGGAAATAGCCCGGATCGTCGCCATACTCCCACCATTCCTCCACTTTCCCGTATCCGAATATAGTCGTCACTAGGTCCTCTACAGCGCTCGGTGTACCCTTGCGGCGATGGAGTGGTATAGACTGCTGGACAAGCTCCCTGCGTTGCTCAAGCGGCAATGTAGGGTCGTAGTAGTCCACATGGAACTGCCAAGCCAATTCGTCAGTTTCTTCGTCCGTCCAATCAGTGCGCCCGAATAAATTAACCTTCTGGATTTTTGCGGTTAACTCATCCATCTTAACGTCGAAGGCCATTGCCGCATCACGCACCTGCTTATCTGTCCGCAAGTTATCAGGTAGCAGGTCCAATAGGCTTAATTCAGACAGTTTAATCATCAGCAAGCCCCCCGAAAGTTATTGCCACAGTCCCTTCCTTGGCGACTTGACTTGAACCCAACTCCAAGAAAGCGGGCGACCGAATATCAAGCCGCGAAGCTCCAGCCTCAACAAGCATATGCGTTAACTGCGATGGGTTTATGTCTCGACCTAATCGTGATTTTTGCCATAGCTTGTATTCAGATAAAGCGGCCTCTACGGCCTTTTGAATACTCACTACGTCTGTAGCATTCGATTTCCGAATGTAGTAAGTCAGATCAATATTGTAATCGACTGTTGTGGGCGCTCTGACAGTAACCTTATCTGTCAGAGGTCGTCGCGTCCGATCATCCAGCACTGCAAACACCTCGTCAAGAACGGTTTGTGTGGGGATGACCCCGCCAGCAAGCAATACGGTAACCACCACCTGCATAGGACTTGGCGAATCCACGTGTACGTCTGCTATTGATGCACTAGCAGTTTTGGCCCAATATGCATACGCACCATCTGGACCCGCTACACTAAACGATTCCGGGGCAATGTGAATCCGCTCGCGGTATGGGTCATTGTCCTCAACGGCAGCCCCGCCCGATGTTTCGGTCAGATTGGTTACAGATGCTACATAAGGGAGTGGGTCAATCAGTGTCGTGAGTTGGCCTGCGATATATCCATTGCCTTCCGTCCCTGACACATTGCATTCTGCTGCCACTGTAATTACTACGTCACCAATCGGGACGGATACCGCTTCTTTGGTAGAAAAATAAATGGTTCCGTCGCCTTCGGTTGGACCTATACGGGTCCCTGCGGGGATAATCTGGACATTCGGCAGTGGAGTGGACAATGTGAACTGGATTAGGGTAACGGCATAATCAGCACCTAAACGCGGTGTTTCCACGAAGGCTCCCAAATGGTCCAGCACATCCCCGCGCGCATACCGGAGTAGTTGCCCCTTGGCGACCTGATTTAATTTAACCTCTTGCATTACCATTTTGTACGCTATCGCATTTATGAAAATACGAAGCGGATCGGCAGGGGCAAGCTGCCTCTTTGCGATTGATTCGTAAAGGGAAATAAGGGAATCCTGCATTGCCTTAACATCAGCCTGGACAAAATCAATATCCGGCAGCTCAGCCAGTGTACTCATCCGCATTCACCTCCTGCTCGTCAAAATATACGACCGGGATTAACCGCCCGCTGTCGGGGTCGTCCTGCGGATTCACAAATTGGATTTCTTGAATTAATATTCGCGGCTCATATTCACCGACCAATTCATAGATTTGCGACGTAATAAGTGCCTTGGAAACTTCTGTCGGCTCGTCCAATGCTGCTGGATCAAACCCAAACTGTCGATTCAATACAACCGATCCGCGCCAGGATGTGAGCAGTGTAAACAGGTTTTGTCGCAATTCCGCCTCCGTGGTAGCTGGTGCGAAGTCAATCGGCTGGGTACCGGATAACGTAAGGTTGTACTGGCTCATTTAACGTACTCCTTTAGCGTTATGTTGATGGTTCCAGACAATAGGTTCCCTCGGTTATCCACGTGCGTCCAAGCCTGCTCAAGCCCCGTTACAACCCACAGACCCACCCCCAGTTTTTTACCGCCGATTGTCAACGCTCCGGCTTTTCCTTTTCGATCCCAGTCAACCAGCTTATCCATTTCCTTACGTGGATTGGTGCCGTGCCATGCAGCAAAGTACATCGTAAATGTCACGGTATCCAACCCCGGCCCTAAGAACTGGCTTTTGGGCTTCTTCAACATAATTTCGTGGTCAGCCCAACGGCTGGCGCTAGACCGGGTAAGCTCGCGAAATGTACGAATCACCTTCGGCGTAACAACAAAAGCAATGTTGCCATAGCTACCTATTTTAGCTGCCATCACGCACCTCCTATCGGCTCATTCAATTCAGTTACCGAACCGACGACCGTTACATTACCACCAAACCGGACCGCTGGAGCATTTATGTTTACGCTGCTGGCGTTAATCTCTACGGTTTGGGCTGTAATTTGCACGGAATCCGCTTGTATACTTACGGTCTTGGCCTGTACGTTTACAGCACCAACCGCATTGATCTCTATGGAGCCTGTAGTCTTATCAAAGTACACATGGCTTCCATCCTCAAAATAGATACCACGCTGCGATTGATCTGCAGGCATATCATAGCTGCCGTCATATAACGCACCAAGACAAACTCCATCTGGTCGTCCATTCCCGATAAAAATACACGCCACATTGTCACCCGGCTCTGGCATCGCATTGGAAAGACCCCAGCCAGTCCCAGTTGTTAAAAGTGGCAGCTCCGGGGAAACCATGTCGTCCATGTCAGGGAAAACCACCCGAACTTTTCCCGTTTCGGTGTCTACACTGGAGACAACCCCGATTCTATTTAATTTTTCATTTGCCATTTCACCACCCCAAAACTTTCCTGATTTCCAGATTGGTCGTATAACCGGATCCGCCAACAGTATGAGTAACAGAAACAATAATGTACTTGCCGTCGAATCTTCCAAACCCTTTTATAGTGATGGTCATCCCGGCAGCAAGGCCAACATTCCCCATAAGAGACAAAGTAGCTTTACCAGCCTCTTTATTCTTTTCACGGAGACTCTTACGAGCTGCGTTAAGGGCTTCCGCCTGCGAGCCTACACTTTGGGAAACCTTTAAGATTGGCCCATCTTTCGGAGCACCAGGCGGACGATAAATCACCTTAATCGGCTTTGGCTGCTCCGCTTTTTCTTTCTTCTTTTTGGTCTTCGATTCCTTATCAGTTTCCTTGGAATCAGCGGCGGTTGTAGCAGCCTTGGTCTTGTCCTTATCGTCCTTTTTTTCATCCTTCTTATCGTCTTTTTTCTTGGAAGATTTCTTTTTGGCTGCTGCTGGCTGATAGCTGACCTCACAGGCTGCATATGCTACGTCCTGAGTCGAAAAGGTGAACCCGTAGCTGATAATGTCCGACACTCCGCGCTCAATCGTCAACGCAGGCGGTTTTTGCTCATAAACGTATTCATCAAACAGGACTAGCTTTTTGCCAGTCACCTTTAAGGCGATGCCTTCCTGTTTGCACAAGTCATTTAAAAAAGCTAGGTCAGACACATCCGTCTGATCCTGGCGGTCGTATTTTGGGTTCCCGTGAGCCTCATACATCAACGTGAAGCCCGCGCGTTTGGCGATTTCAGCAGCAATAGACTTGAGCGTCACCGACTCCCAAGCCTTCGTTTTCTTCTCCT